ATGTAATCTGAGTTTTAAATGTAGTAGTTCCTGCAATTGAAAATATTAACTTATTAGTAGAGTCTAATTCAATTTTAAATGGATATTGTGGAGCAATGCTACTAGTAGATTTTGTTAGTATTAATTGAGTGCTGCCAGTATTTGATGCTGATATAAAGAATGCTATAGCATAATCATTATCTCGATTATACATACCGTCTATAGTTGTTTTAATATAAGCCCCAGAAAACTTTGCTGCATACCCAATTGGCAATTGAGCTCCAGTTGTAGTAGTAACACCGGGAACATAAGTTACATTCGCAGATTCATAGTTAATCCTAGTTGTATCAAAATATTCATTGAATCCTTCGTAGTACTTAAGATTACTGGCAAATGATGATGTATCGACTGAATTATATATATTTCCAAATTTGTCAGACTGCAATGAACCTGTTGCTAATTGCATGGTAAATGTCGCCGGCTTTATTCCTTCGCCAATTTTAATTTGTGGAATTGAAAATATAGATGCTGACTGAAATAAAGCTTTTTTTGTTTGATTTAAATTAGTCGGACCATATGTTTTATAAGGAGATTCTTTGTGCTTATAAAATAAATGATTAATTGAAAAGTAAGTTAATGTTTGCAAACTACCATCAATATTAGAAGCATCATTCAATGTTAATTCAGTACCGAGAGCTGGAAGATATTGCACATCAGAATAAATACCAATTAATGGTAATAAACTGCTAGTACTACTTCCGGAAGGTAAAGTCCATTGTTTATAAGATTTAAACGGATTAACTGATACATCCGAAATATCTATCTTTTTAAAAACAGTTGGATATATTCCTTGGTATGAAATTTCATTGCTATTTGAGTGTGGTGTTGCCATATTCAGTAAAAACCCTGCTACATTTAATATAAATATAACAGGGCTTAAATCAATGTGTTATTTTATTAGAAATCTAATTTAACTCGGATCAATGCTTCTCGTTGAAATGATTTCAATAATGCTTTGCTTAATTTAGCAACTGCTAACAATTCTTGTCTATCATTATATAAACCAACAGTTGTTATATATGTTTTTGGATCACCAATAAATGATGTTTGTGCCAATTGACCAACACTACCAGTAACATAAGATGGATTATTTGAAAAATTATATTCAGCATTCTTAATTCTGACAAAATAATGAGTGCTAGTTACTGACTCAGAATTTCTAGCAATAAATCCAAATGGATCACCAGTCAATGGGTTTGTAATTAAACCAGATCCTGATATTGAATGATATAATGCAAAATGATTATTTCCTTCTGAGCTAGATCCTGTATTTGTTTGAAAGTTTAATTGTTGGTCTAACATCTTGCCATCTAATACCAATGTACCATAATCAGGATAAACTAAACCATAATAAATCGGAGCAGACGGATTATATACTCCTCCATTTATAGATCCGGATACAATGTTATAAACTTTACCAGATCCAACAATGGTTGGTGAAGCTATTGATGAGTCATCAATCAATGTAAATAACGTAGATCCACTAACTGCTACACTACCGGTTGCATTAGTTGGCCGCGAACCAGAAATTGTACGAAGTGGTAGTTCAAAATTACCAGCATCTAATTTTTCTTTTACTCTGTTACGTTTAAAGTTAACTACATATATTGAATCAGTGCTTCCAGAACCTGCTGTGGTAAATCTGCTATCAGTTGGATTCAATAAAAGTTGTCGGTATTGTGAATATATTGCACGGGATGGAGAATCATTAAGTTGACCTTGAGAATCAGATCCACTTCCTAATGCATTACCATATGCTAATGAATATTGAACAGCTGCGCCGTCTGCAGTCGGAGTATCTTGATAGACATCAATATAATATCTTCGTTGTGATAATGTTTCCGTTGATGATGTAAAATAAGTAGTTAGATTTGCTATATTATCACTCCATAATCCACCGGTAACAATTTCAGTCTGATTTGATACTATATCATTAACAGCTTCAAATTTTGTATAGGTACGACCATTACGACTTATAATCTTAGATTGCTGTTGTTCTGCAATCATTTGATTTGCTAGTTGTTGGGCCAATAATTGCACATTTTCATTAACCGTTGCAATTGCTTGATTTGGCGTTGCTAAAGTAGTCGCTGGTGTATTTATTGGAGATGTTTGACCTCTCGATGGACTTTGGCTGTGTCTAACTTGATTCTTTAATCGTTCGATTAACAATGTATTATTCATATTTTTACCTATTATATAGTAGCAGTAGTTGCTTTTTTAACTGTTAAATTAATTGTTACACTACCACCAGTTTCATTACCAATCACAGTAATCGTAGCAGTTTTGTCTTCAATCATTTGCGTTTTAGCAATTATACGGAATTCAAATCCAGCAACTGCGATACTTTGTGCATCTTCACTATCACCAATAAATCTCGGAGTAGTTGGGAGAACTGAATTTTGTAACGCTCTTGTTACTTGTATATCAGCTACAGTCGAATCAGACAATATTGCAGTGTATCCAAAATTACTATTTCCGCCTTGGAAATTGCTAGTATTTGGTAATATAATAGAACTATCGCCAGGAGCTAATAATACAATTGCACTATTACCAACAGTTACAACTGGTATATTTGTTGTTTGTTTTGGCAATGTAATTAATTTGTATTTCAATGCCTGTGTTTCATCAGGAATTGCTTCGGTAATTGGCATATTTTCTATGATAGTACCATAATATGAAGTTCCTAATGGATGATCTGGATTCCATAATGAATAATCTACTTCATCATCCCCAACCGCAAATTGCGTAATATTAAAAGCAGTTCCGCCTTTTGCTAGCAGTTCTCGTCCTTTTAATGTTAATATAGCGTCAATTGTTACGCTTGTATTATCTAAATATCCCATATCGTTTTTAACCTTATTTTATATAAATATACATACTATTAATTTTGGTGGTAGTTTACAATACAAAACTACCTTGTTGACCAACTGTCTGATAAATCAATTGATTTGGATTAGCAGTGCGCCATTCAACAACCGGACCTCCATCTACAGTGTCTGCAGAATTAATATTAAATGCAGCAGAAGTCATTTTTGCTCCAGAATACCGTTGATTGTTTATTCCGGTAGGCAAGTAATCTTGTACCTCAGCAAATGTTCCTGTATACACTAATAAATTAATAGCATATGAACCAGTACCATATGAACTAGAACCGTATATTGATCCAAAACTCGCAGTTGCATAATATGTGCTGCCTGATACAAATTTAAATTCAGAAACTACACTCGATGTAATTGCCGGGCAAGTTGCTTCACTTATCCAATATGGAGTAGATGCTGTGATATAACCACTACCTGAATATATTAAATAATCATAGGAATATGGAGTACCATCATATTTATCGGCTGTCGATGCTGTTAAATACATTTGCCATTGATCATCATCAATACCACTTAACGTTAATATCTTACCATCAACTATCCCATTTAATTCTAAATAATCTCCACTTGGGGTTGGACCAGAATTAACTAGAAATGCTTCATATGATTCATCTTCCCGCTGAATTTTTGGTAGTATAGTATCTTTGCTACGTTCTAATAAATTAGGTTGTATTAGTATACCGGTTAATTTATCAGCTCGGGCTGGAAGTAGTTGTTCTAATTGTCGGAAGAATGATAAATCAAACAATGTAAACATATTGATATACGCATTGATATCATTTTTATCATTGTATTTTTTCCAATAATTTGCAGCCGCTTGTATTAACTCAGGATATGCTTTTGAATCAGTCTCCCCAGGATCTCCTATATATTGATCTAATTCAGTGTATCCAAATTGTGCAATAATATCCTCATCAATCATTGTTTGCGGAGAAAAATAAACTCCAAGCTTTTTACTATCTAACGGAGCTTTATCAAATTGACTTTGTTCAGCTCTAGTTTTAGAATCCAATATTCCAATCAATTCATTTGATTCTAAACGAATTTTATTATCATCATATGTACCAGACCCAATTGATGGCGAATCATAGTAATACGTTTCTTCAATAGAATCATATGGTGTTGCTGTAGTCCAACTCGTAAATGATGCTGATATAGAAGAAGATTGTGGCTGTACTCCAATTAATGATCCTGTCGTAGAATGATTAATTTTCTGAGTAAGTGGTAATCTAAATACTAGTTCATTATATGGATTAGGACTATTATATGCAGCAGGTGCCTTAACATGATTATCAAAGTATAAATCAGTTAATGTGGTATTCCACAATCTAAATTCTTGTAATTCACCATATAATCGACTGCCTCCACTTGTACCTCCAAGTACTACAGATCCGGATGAATTTAGTGTAGCTACAGCCGAACATGAAACTGCTGCGACAATTTTGCCATATTTAGATTTCTTAGTTGTTAATTTTAAATTAGACCCAGAAGTTTGTAATATAGCAGTAAGCCATCCACCATCAAATAATTCAATAGTATTAGAAGCAGTACCATTAATTTTCATAACACCTAATGTACCACTCGTATATTCAATTGTTACTACATTAGATCCAACTGTAAGTAAATTCATGGTACTTGGTATAGTTGGATTCGTAATAGCATTATCTGTTCTGAAACGAACCTCAACAGCGGCTATAGATTGGGAATAATTTATAGTAACGTTACCTGCAGGATTCGCAATTAAATCTAATGCATAATCAAAATTTAATTTTTCATATACCGGTGTTCTGTCTAATCTAGGGCCGCCATATTCATTGATTGATATCATTGATTGCGGAATACCATAACAAGATAACAAAGCTTGAACACTTCGTTTAGTTCCTTTAGATTTTAACAATAATGGCAAGTTGTTCACAATACGACGCCAC